ATGAGATTTGATGAAGCTTATTCAGGAAATGTTTTTATAAAAAGTCATCCTACCTATGAGGATGCACAAGCCGTTATTTATGGCATGCCAATGGACTGGACAGTGAGTTACCGTCCAGGATCACGTTTCGGTCCACAGCGTATCCGTGAGGTATCGATCGGTCTTGAAGAGTATAGCCCATATCTAGATCGCGAGCTTGAGGAAGTAAAGTACTTTGATGCTGGTGATATTCCACTACCTTTCGGGAATGCACAGCGCTCATTAGATGAAATCGAAAAATTTATTGAAACATTATTAGCAGATGGCAAGGTTCCTGTTGGTATGGGTGGGGAGCATTTAGTGTCTTGGCCAGTTATGAAGGCTGTCTCTGCTAAATATGATGATCTTGCAATCATTCATTTTGATGCACATACCGATTTGCGTGTGGAATATGAGGGAGAACCACTTTCTCACTCAACGCCAATTCGTAAAATTGCGGAACATATTGGACCGAAAAATGTTTATTCTTTCGGCATTCGTTCAGGCATGAAAGAAGAATTTGAATGGGCAAAGGAAAACGGCATGCACATTTCAAAATTTGAAGTACTTGAGCCGTTAAAAGAGGTTTTACCAACATTAGCTGGGCGCAATGTGTATGTAACGATTGATATTGATGTTTTAGATCCAGCACACGCTCCAGGCACTGGTACAGTAGATTGTGGTGGTATTACATCAAAAGAATTACTAGCTTCCATCCACGCGATAGCAGCTAGTGGTGTAAATGTTGTAGGCTTTGATCTAGTAGAAGTCGCACCTATCTATGATTCATCAGAAATGACGGCAAACACAGCCTCTAAATTATTACGAGAAATGATTTTAGGCTGGGTAAAATAAAGAGGGCTTTATAAGTGCTTATATGAAGCGGTTTGAGTGGGGTTTAGCTATGAGCTAGCCCCACTTTTAGCCCCAATTCCTTTTAGACTCTCACTAAATACAGATACCGTTTGTGCCTCCATTTCCTGAAGAATGTGGCCATAAACTGTATGGATCATTTCAGGAGTATTTCCTAATCGTTCGGCAATCGCTTTGACAGGAATACTGTTATTCATAAGTATGGTGGCATGTGTGTGCCTTAAACCATGTATCGTTGTCGCTGGCAGACCGACAGCTTCTACAAAGCGGTTAAATATTGCGTTTAACCCTGTGGAAACAAAAAGCTCTGCTGTGTGTGGCGATAAAAAGATAAATGAATCATCTTTTGCTATATCACTCTGTAGCTTACGACCATGTGAAAGTAACAATGCTTTAGCAGCTACCCGATAGCTCTGTAGCTGCTGCAACACTATATCATCTACTTTTATGGTACGCTCACTGTTCTTTGTTTTAGTGGAGCCTACACCGTTATTTCCTCTAGTTCGCTCAATAGTTATTGTTTGACTGGCAAAGTTGATATTTCGCCATTGAAGCCCCAGTGCCTCTCCTTTACGCATACCTGTATAAGCAATCGTTAAAAATAAGCTGTAGTAGGCAATATCCCCATGCTGCTTAATATGATTCAGTAATATACTAAGTTGGCCAGGTGTTAGATAGTTCTTTTCTGTTTCCTTATCTCTTAGAGAGGGAAGGGCAGCTCCATGTAACTTATTGCGAATTATGATTTCTTCCGCAACAGCTGCATTCAAAGCAATCCTAAAAATCGAATGCAAAGCACGGATCGTAGAGGGCTTTAGCTTGTCCTCTAACACATTGATAAACGACATCTGATAAATAACCTTATCCAGCTTCTGTAACTTGTAGGAGCCAAGAAGGGGCTTAAAATAAAGCTTTATAAAGCCCTCACGCTGAGTAACAGTAGAAGGTTTCCATTTACCTTTATTCATATTAAACCACATATCTAGCCATTGAGAGACGGTTAGGTTATCATGTTCTATATGTTTAGTTTCACCACGCAGCGTTGCAGCCTTCACTTCCAGGAGGGCTTTCAATGCTGCTTTTTCTGTTTTATAGCCACTTTTCTTTTTTTCTCTCCGTTTATTAGCAGCATCATAATACTTATGTCGAAACATCCACAGTTTCTCTTTATTTGCATTGAAATAGTGATATATTTCAGGTTCTTTTGCTGATTTATATAGTTTCACCTTGTCCATTCCTTTCATGCTTGGGCGAAGCGTGTGTACAGGAATAGGTGAGTGTGATTAATCTAAATTGTCAAATATATTAATAAATCTATCTTGGATACATTCAGATAAAAATTTATCAAACTGTTCTTCTATATAGTCAATTACATATACAGGGGCTTTTACATTGTCTAAATTCAAACGAAATTCGTTTGAAATTAAAATTTCTTTAAATATGATTTGTTTGAGTTTGTTAAAAAGTACAGAAGTATCTACTTCAAAATCAAAAACTAAAAGTTCACCCTCATACTTAAGCATTAAGTTAATTAAAAATTTACTTTTAGCCATATAAGCATAGTTCGTACCTTCCCACTTAGGATCCTTAATCTGATTTTTTGACATCAAATCGACTTTACAATCTATTGAAATGTCTTTAAATGAAACACTCACATTAACAAAGGTGAACAAGTCACCTATAGTACATTTTAAAAGTGTACATAGTTGCGTTAGTGTATCAAATTGAATACCAGATCCATAATTATTGTATAGGTTTGAAATAGTTGTCCGAGACAACGTAGTTTGGTCTTTCACATTCTGTATATTTAAGCCTCTTTCAGCCATTAAAACCCTCAAATTGCAGTGTATAAAACCTGTCATTTCCATACCCCTTTCCTAACGATTGTTTGAATTATATCATAGACGAATCAAAATAACCAATACACTAATCAAAAACAATTGACTTTCAATTAAAAAGGAATTATCATCAATTAACAAGTTGATATAACCAATGTATTGGTTAAAATGATTAGAGAGGAGGTTTTATTTTGGCTATTCAATTGAAATCTCAAGATGCTTTTAGACAAGAGTTAATTAAATTAGGCTTTTCAAAAAGAGGATTTGCCCGTTCTATAGGTGTTTCAGAAGCGACTTTGATTCAAATTTCAAACGGGAAGCAATCGCCTAGACCCGAAACAGCTAAAAAAATTTGCAGTGCTTTAAATGTGGAATTTGATGAGATTTTTGAAATTACAATGAGATAGGAGATTAAAGATGTTACCAGCAAACATTGAGGTCAATATTGATAGAGTCGCTATTAAACAGTACATAGAAAAGCGGCTTGATGAAGAAATAAGAGAAGTATTGTGGTGGATCGATTTAAATAAAATGGCAGAACTAACTAACATGTCACAAAGATTTTTAGAAAGTGAACTTGTATGTGATGTTCGTATGCGAGCCATTGAGGTCAAGAAAAACCGTAAACGATGGTGGCCAGCGAGACAGGCTTTTGAAGTAATAAGTGAGATTACAAGTGAATGGTAATTAAAAAATGCTTGGGCGAAGCATGTGTAAAGGAATCGGTAATTTTTAATATGAGTAAAAAACAAGGTGGTGAAATAGATGAACGAGGAATATTTATTTGGACGTATAACTGTGCATTTTGGCATTGATATTGTTTCCTTAGTGCACAAAGTCCATGGACGTTTTTCGTACATGGATTTAGTAGAAGGTGATCTTATCGAAGTAAGAGAGGATGACCAATACAAGACTATTACTATTAAAGATATATTGAATAAAATTGTTGAACACGATTCAAGTCAGGTATGGAATCGTGGTTCATCAATTTATGAAGGTGCTCAAGTTAGGGTGAAGCTAGACCCTCTAGGAAACAAACTAGCAGTTTTAACGGAAAAAAGTCTAAAAATAAATAAAGTAATGTTTACCCTTAAGAATGGGCTCATAACCCATGAAGAAGCTACACAAGCATTTTTGCAACTTGAATTAGAACATGATGAATAAAAGAGCACTTATACAGTTTAAGCAACATAGGCATTGACAAGGTGGTGATATAACAATGCCTGATAGTTTCTATTTTCCGGTTTTCACTGGTTTACTAACAGAAGAACATGTCGAAAAAATTGGTCCAGCTTTATGGGAGTTCCTTTGGTTGATTGCGAAAACAACAAAAGAAACCACTGAGAACGGTGAAACTATTGGCATTGTTCTCGGTGGAAGACCCATTAAAAACGTGGAAATAGCCGAATCACTAGGAACAAGTTTGAGGAGTACAGAACGCAATATTTCCAGACTGAAAAAATATGGATACATTGATACGAAACGAACTCCCTACGGAAATATATTCAAGGTTAAAAAATCAAAAAAATTCTATAAAGACAGAACCGCCAAAAATGGCGGAACTAAAAAAAGGGAACCGCCAAATATGGATAGAGAACCGCCACTTTTGGTAGAGAGAACCGTCAAAAGTGGCGGGAACAAAGAAGATATAAAAGATATAAAAGATATAAAAGATATAAATACTACTCGTCAAAAAAAATATGACGAGGACAGCACCTATTTCAAGATGGCAATATACTTCCATGAGAAAGTTTCTGTAGTTGCAAATGAGGCTGGCATATCTCATTTAATTAAAAAGTCCAATATGCAATCTTGGGCTGATGATATGCGAAAGCTTATTGAAATAGATCAAGTTGATAAGCACCAGGCTAAACAAGTCATGGATTGGGTAACAGAAGATTCATTTTGGAAAACAAATGTACTATCGGCCAAAAAGCTTCGTGAGAGATTTATGGAATTAGCTATAAAAATGAACGTTGATAAAAAAACTTCTCAACCAAAGCAAAAGCCTCAATATGATCCGAGAGATAAAGAAATAGAGTTCCAGCGTTGGATACAAGATGGGAATGATCCAGATAATTTTGATTGGAGTGATTGAAAAATAGATTATCAAAAGTAAGAAGCGAGGATGATATCAATGGAACTATTAAAACACTTAACAAGAGCAGAGAAGGTAAAAATTCGTAAAGCTGTTGTAAAAGAATTGGCGCGATATCGAATTTCCAAATTAGCAGCAGAGAATTCAGATAATGATAATGTTGCTTTTCACCAAATGATTGAACAAGCTATTGAGAGATTACCGACACCAGAACGCTTTCTAATTGAAGCAAGGTATTTGTCAGCTAATAGTGAATACTCGACAGATTATCATGTCTACAATTTAAAGTTTGATCCACCAATAAGTTCAGTGACTTACACAAAGATTAGAGATACAGCTATGATAAAAATTTCATTGTTTTTAAAACTTGATACAGGTGTGGAAATTGAACATTTAATTCAAACAAACTATCCTGCTAGGTTTAGTTGAAGGAGGTTGTGCTGCATGAATCAAACTATTATTTCGGAAGCTTTCGGTGAACAATTAGCGCTTATTACAGCTAATACACCTTATGCAATTGAAAGTGATTCAGATACTTTTGTTTCAGAACTAGAACATAAAGTAAGGGAGTATATGTATTCATTGTGGATGGATGCCCAGGCCAACAAACTAGCAAACTATTTGGAGAAAAGACAAGCAGCACACTTTGCTCAACTGTATGAATTTAGTTATGGCGTGTCTATGTATGATAAAGATCAATCACTTTCGAATAGGACAGATATTCTATCATTTATGATTATTGACGAAAAAGAATCATATAAGAAACGCTTAGAACGCATACGGCTCCAATACAAGCGTTTCAAGGAGATATGCGAACTAATTAGTGTAGAGGATAGAAAGCTGTTTATACGCTATTTTGAGCAGTCTCAGAAGGCGGGTTATGAAACCTTAAGGAAAGCGGTGATAAACAATCTAACGTTAATTGGTGAACGTTATAGGCGTGATGAAAAAATGAAAGAGGAACACACGCGATATTCTCTTAATACTTAAAAGATAAATGAGGTGGTTTTATGAAAGAACTAAGATGCACAAAATGCGGAAAGCTATTATTAAAAGCTTCGCGTGAATATGAAGCTGGTGCTGTACATATCCAATGTGACTTAGAAGTTCAATGCACACGATCAGGTTGCAAAGTGATTAATCGTTTTAAAGCTAAATAACTTTAGAAGCTCACGAAGCTCATTACATTCCAGCAATGGTGTGTGGTGGGTTTTTATTTTTGTCACACTTGAGCGATAGCCCCCCTACCAAATAATAATTTTGGCCATTTTGCTGTAGACCGTATGAGCATGTAATTGCGCGCCTCAAATTGATTTTTTGAAAAATTTTTAAGTGTACTACAAATGCATAAACGACGTATAACTCTTGGTGCATAAAGGGTTGTGACACTTTGTCACAGTACTCCATTGTGACAAAGCACTACAAAAGAGTAACAAATGTTTTGAAAGGAGGTGAAAGTTATGAAACGAATTGAACATGCTTCTATGTTTACCGAATCACGTGCAGCTGCTATTGAGAATATTAAACATGGTAAAGTGCTTCACGAAAAGCGCCAAGCTTTAATGGCTAAGATTGATAAAGTGTTGAAGAAATAACCTAAAAATGAGCGTGTATGTTTGTTTACACGCTCCAATTCCAAGGAGATGAAATAAGTATGATTGATTATAAAGCATTAGTTGATAAATTACCTAAAAGAGATCGAGAAGCATTTTTAAAGATTGAAGAAGAATATTATGCCTCTAGTGAATTAATGCAACACAAGAGTGAAAATATGCGCAAAAAGGCACAAAAAGAATATATGGAGAAAACTCATAGCTTTACAACGGCACTGTCACTACTTAAAAATGGAATGTTTACGGCTGACGGTCCAAAAAGACCACAATTAAGTAAAGCAGAATTGTTATCGCAATCTAAAAGCAAAGACCTTTTAAAAATGGTCCCTTCATTTGCTGAGTTACTAATGTTAGTGGATGATAAGCCAGCTTTAATAGAAAAAAAGAAGCAAGCAATTAAAAAGCTCCAGGAAGAAATTAAGCAATTGGAAGGGATTCAATTAAATAATAGCTATAGTTTACTTAATCCTAAACGATTCTTTAACAAACTTTCTTCAGAAGAATGTGCGAGGAAAATTGAAGAATTACAACGTAAAATTTCCAATGAAGAAACTGAAATTAAGAATTTGCAAGCTGTTGAATCAATTGAACTGTATGATGTATCGAAAATCTCAACTGAAATGGAGTTAGTATTAAACACTTCAAAAAGTAAGCTCTATGAAATTGCTGAGAAAGTATTAACTGCTCAAAAGCAATATTTCGATCTTTTGAAACAATATGGCGAGATAAAGAGTTCAGCAAGTCATTTTAGCAATGAGATTAAAAACACCATTGATAGAGAGTACCAGAAGGTAGCAGTTGCTTCACAAAATCCATCTTATCCGAACCAACCAAGTAAAAAATTTACTATTCCTGTAACACTGGAATTTGATCCACGTATTAGAGAAGGCCATATTGAACGAATTATTGATTTTCACGGTCAAATCACAAATGAGGTTATGAAACGGTCATGACAAAACCTTTAGTTATTAGTGGATACGCGCTTTGTTGGAATGAACGAGCGTGTATCCATGATGACCAAGGAAGATTTTACGAACAGTTTCTACCAGGTGCCTTTGTAGACTCTATAAAAAAGCGGAATCAAACGGTTCGATATTCTCACTTGAGTTCCCTAGATTTTGCTAGTGCAGAAGCTGGACAACTTACATTATTCGAAGATGAAAAAGGTTTGTCATTTCGTATTGAATTAGAAAACAACCATGAAAATCGTCTCTTATACAACTTAGTAAGGGATGGGCAATTAAGTCATGTTTCAGTGGGATTTAAAAATGCAGAATATAAAGAGACAAAAAGAGGAAGTAAAAAGTTTAGGTTAATACAACGTGTAGATTTAGTAGAAATAAGTATAGTAGAGAATCCAGCTTATAAAACATCTAGTGTACGAGTCGGATGCAATAATAGACTGTTAGAGTTAATTTCTAAAATTGATAAGGCGTTGAGTGGATAGAACACTTACTTCGGTAGGTGTTTTTTATTGGAATTTTCTGTTGAAAATTAGCATGAACTTGAAAATTAATAAAAAAGAGATCACGAAAGTGATCTCTGCGGCAAGGTTTAAAGTTAATAAGTAAAGTAAAATTTTGATTGCCTTATATAATCGTTAGTTACCTTGAATAGATGTTCTAATTTCTTGTTCTAGTCTCACGTTAATTGGTTGAAGTACTGGGTATTCACTTAGGATTTCTTGATATAAATCACCCTGGTATTCTATTGCCTCAATTGTTACAGCAACACTATATCGTACTCGTGTTTTATCAGTATCTCTATCTAGAGCGTGGAATGTTAAAAAAGGGTTTTTTAGGGAGTTTGCTTGGAAAACTTTACTTCTTTTTGCTACTGTATCCCACTTTAAATCATCACGTCTTTCAGATTCTGTGGCAAATTTATTTGGTGTCACACTAGCTGGTATAGAGCCTAGTTTCCATTCATCATCTAATAACTCTTGTATAGAATCAGCATCTGTTATTATATTTCTTTTCAGTGTTCTACTATTCTTGTATAAATTATATTTATCTTCGTGTGGATGCAGTGCATCCTCAATCGCAGTAGATGTATAACTTTCTGCAAATAATGGATTCGGCGGAGTGACAACTACAACTGTCCAAGATATTTTAATTTTCTTTGCACCACATGTTTGTGGTACTGGTAGTTTTAACTTTGCATAGTTTCTTACTGACATTTCATTATTATAGACAATTGTTACTTTATTTGGAGTACATAACAGAATATCATCCACATTTTTTGCACAGATACCATATCCAAATTCGTGATCTATCTCATCAATTTCACTGGATGAAGCCTGTGTCAATAAACTTCTAGCAGTTAAAACGCCAATATCATTACTTTTTAACATTAACTCTGCAGCCTTTCTTGCGACTATCGGAGCTGCAAAGCTTGTCCCCTGAACATTTTGCATAGCGTATTCTTCTGTTCCTAAAACTTGTATAGGGTGGAGAGCTGAACCACCGTGTTCACAAAAGTCGGGTTTGATTTTACAGCCTTCACGCCCAAAACCAATAGAACTATATGGTGCTCTCGAATAATTTCCATCAACATTAATCTGATAGGCGCCCACTCCAATGCCATTAACCATATCTGAAGGTGATTCTATTCTATTATATGGTTCTTGACTCATTCCAGAATTACCTACAGCTACAATGAACAGCTTTCTATGGTCGTAAGCTAATTGGTCCAATGCGGTTGTAAATCTACTAATATCATCATCGAGAATACTTCCTTTTGGACCTACAGAAACATTAAAAACATCTATATCTGTTAACTGAGGTACAGCTTTTTCAATTAAATCAATAGATTCATATAAATCTACATCAGAAGGATTAGATGTTGGGAAAACTCTTATGCTCTCAACTCCAAGTACTGGACTTGGAACAGCAACCCCTTCTTGGAAATTCTGTAAATCACCATATAGAATTAGGCTAGATACGTTAGTTCCGTGAGTCATGAAACTATCACTTGGTAAAGAATCGACCTCATAGTATTGAGTGGTAGATTGCTGGAAGAATGGATTCTGTATATTAACACCGCCATCAATTACACCAACCTTTTTAACTGGTGTAACAGTGCTTACTGGTGGATTAACTTTATTAGGAATTAGGTCAGTAAAGACAGAGTTTAATTCAAAATCCATAGGATGAACAGTTCTTAAAGGGTTGAAATCTGTCAGTAAATTTATATCTTCTCTTGATAAATTGATACTGACAAAGATTGGTCCGTGTTCATATGCTTTGTATTTAATCTTGCTTCGATGTTCTTTAGGGATGTTTAATAAAGTGAACAATTTATCTAAAACAATTTCTGCTTCTTCATAAGGGTGTAGCACGAGCTCGACCCTTCCGTTATCCCAAGTATCTTCAAATCCGAGAGCCACTTCATCTTTATTGAGTAAATTAATTTCCTCTATCTTTCGTAGATCTTCTTTAAAGCTTTTTGATCTAATAGAATCGAGTAACATTAATCCGTTATCGATATTTTTAGGTTGGATTTTTACGAAGTTAAGTTTACTTTCTTTTCCTGAATCCGTAATCCATTTTCTTGATCCAACATTTTCGACATCTAAAGCCCCGAAAAAACTGTTGGGAGTGTAAGATTTTGCGAGAAACTTTTCATTAAGACGAACTGCAATTACTACTTCATCCATCTTTTTTTCAAATGGAATAGAATCGATATCTTTTTTCACTTTTACTAGTTCTTCTTTTACTAATTTTTTTGCTTCCTCATAAGATCTAGGAAATTCTTTAGGACCTCCAGCGCTATTTTTATTAATAGGTTCAACCAGATTTTCACCTCGACCTAGTATTGGTCTTCTTAAATTATCACTCATTATTTATCCCCCTCTTGCAAATATCGATTAACTGAAGTTAAAGAAATCCCTGTTAGTTCCGAAATTTCTCTTTGTGTGATAGATTTACCGTATTCTTCTTTTATTGAGTTCACTAATTTTGATTTAGGGATGTTGCCAGTACTTATTTTTGTATCTATAAAGCTTTTCAAGACATTTATCTTTATATCTCCGCCAAAAATGATTTGCTTCTGTAGTGAATGAGTACTAATTTGATCTATGTCGGCTGGAGTTATACCTTCAAATGTAGAGCTTAAAAAATTCAAAAACTTTTTATCAATTTCGACAACACCTCTATCTAGATAAAATTTCCATAGTTGAAATCTTAGCTTTTTATCTGGTTTTTCTACTTCAATTTTTATATTGAACCTTCTCCAAATGGCATCATCCAGTATTTCTGGATGATTAGTAGCAGCTACCAAGATGCAATCGTATGGCCATGTTTCGAGTTCTTTTAAAAGTACATTAACTATACGTTTTAATTCTCCTAAATCACTAGCGTCTGTTCTTTTCTTTGCTATAGCATCAAATTCATCCATTAATAAAATGGAAGGTGATCTCTTAGCATAATCTAAAACTTCTTTGATATTTTTCCCAGTTTTACCGAGATAACTAGAAATTGTTGAAGAAAGATCAAGTGTTAAAAGTGGTAAGTTCGTTTGGTGAGCTAGATATTTTGCTAAATAAGTTTTTCCGACACCAGGTGGACCATAAAGTAATATGCTATTAGTAGGTTTTATACCAAACTCTAATAGCTCTTTCATATGATTTCTGTTTTGTAAAAATTCTTCGATTGTTTTCTTGTACATGTCTGATAAAAATATTTCAGAAGGTAGTACACTACTATCTTCTAATTTCACTAAGGAATTCAATGACTCCTCATCTTTCGGTAAAGGGTCCTGTCCATATGCTCTTGTTAGAGATGCGCCTGCTCTATAATTAGCTAATATTTCAGAAATTCTACTTGCGATTTCTGGACTCTCTTTTTTTAAAATGCGCATTATACTCAGTGTACTTGCCTCAATAATTTCTTTATCATTCTCAAAAGCAGCTTTAACTAAATTAGGTAAATGCTTTTCTATTTGTTTCATTTAATTTTACCTCCGTTCATAAGGAACAAATAAAACATATCATTAAAAGTGGGTTTTATCAATATTTTGTTCCGTTTTATTTTATATTAAATTATTGGAACGCATTAGAAACCAACATCCTTTATACTGAATGCATAATGAATAATAAGTGTTGTCTAATCAACAATTAAAAGTGACTTTGTCACGGCAATAGTCATATTCGTATTTGCAGATTTTGTAGTTTGGCCAGATATTGACTTTAATATTCTTTTTAACTTGTCCCACCGTAATGTCCTACCGTTGAAACGCCGAAATCCATTGGGGGCGTATGTTTTAAATGATGAAATTTGGAACTTAATCATTAATTCTTTTAATCTTTTAAAACATGCTCTTAATAATTAATATATATAATCTAGCAGCTGCAGAAATGTGGTTGCTTTTTGTTTTTCATTTTATACAGCTTAATAATTGGCAATGATAAAAATGAAGGGAGGGATAGATGTGGATGGATTTAAGGATTTCAAGATGACAGAAGAAAAGGTTCGAAAGTTGTTACCATTGTGTGAAAGTATCCTGTCTAGAGAATACGGAAGAAAAATCAAATTAAAGGATTTGACAGTGGGTGGGATAACAGTTAGAAGGGATGAATTAAATAATAAAAGGTATGATAATTTAAAAATCAAAAATAAGATTGATAAATAGTGAAAGGACACCTGAATTATTGGGCGTCCTTTTTATGTGTTGATCTTACTTTGTGAAATCTGGAGTGAATTCTAGTAAATCTGATAGTTTACATTCAAAAACTTCACATAGAGTTATCAAGGTTTTTAAATTTGTTGATTTCATCTCCTCTTCAGTCCCTTTATACAATCGATTAATAGCATTTCTACTAAGTCCAGACTTCGCCATTAATTCTGATATTCCATCAATACGATGCTCAGCCATTAAAATTCTTAAATTTGATTTTATAGCCATTACAATACCTCTTTTTTAACTTTAATTATATCACTTTTGAAGTTAAATAGTTTTTGAAAATATTAAAAAGTAACCTTGCGGGGTTAAAAATTAACTTTACAATAACTTTACGTGGTGATATATTAACCTTGTAAGGTTAATGTGTTGGGGTTTATTTATCATAGAAGATTACTCACTTGCTGCAGGAAAGAGAGGTGAAACATTATGACATACTTTGGTTTTAAAATTTCAAGAGAAGATGAAGCAAATTTTCCGAAATTCAAGGACTACAAAGAAGCTAGAGAGTATTTCAAAAAGAGATATGGCGACAAATACAATTTAGGTTACTGGGAACATATCGAAGGTTGGGGAAAAGTTTATTTTGATGATGTAGACGGACAACCAGTACAAATTCGAGAAGATGGAAATGTACATGTAGTTTATTAATTTATTTGGTGATTGAAAGCGAGGTGAAAACGATGGCATTTGAATACTTAGCACAATACACAACATTTGAATCAATAGCAGATATGGACACAGCTGTTGAAAATCACATGGCAGCTCATTACTACGATTTAACGGAATCAGAATGTGCCATCGTTTTCAAACTTGCTAGTCATGCATTAGAGCATCCAGGAGCCTGTCATTTGAAAGCTGCCACAATTGCTGCAGCATTGGAGATCAGCACAAAGACAGTTTATCGTGCTATCAAGAAATTAGAATCACTAGGCATTATCAAGAGAGAGACAACTACAAAGGTAAAGGGAGGACGTGGTGCAAACATCTATATTATTTTGCCTAGCCAGTCAGAAACATGCGAAGATCCTGAGGTGCCTTTTGACGAATGTGAGATTGTTCCATTATATCAAGCATATAGCCAGGTTCTGGCTGATAGAGAATCATGCAAAGAGTTTATGAATGATTATCAGATGATGCTGTATGAATTTATGCATTCATTACCTCTTCCAGACAATTTGAAAGACGATTTGCACAAAGTTGTATTAGCATCCAATGTAAGTAACATTCAGGAATTTATATTGGCCAAGAACATCATTTTTAAAATAGCTAATGACATTAAAGAAGGTGTGCTGACGGTTACTAAAACAATACGTGCCATATTCGTAGGGGCTCATAATAAGGCATTGCAACGTAGAGATGGGATTATATCACCGATAGTTCAAAATCCTATAAACGAACGTCCTGTGCCTTTCTACAATTGGTTGACTGATAGAGATCAATCAACAGAAGTATTTTAATATGAAGGAAGTGAGGACACATGAAAGTGACAGCTAAAGAATGGCGTAACATGTCTGACCACAATAAACAACTGTTGTTAAATGTGGTTGCTAATAAATGGCATTACAGTGAATCTATTTCTACTAATTTAAAATAAAAATAAGAGGTGTTTGTATGGTGAATGGTAATGGTGGCTATACTGAAAAAGCGATCAATTTAATGGGGAGTTGTTCAAACAGTATAAAGCAAGATCATTTAAATATAATTGAAATAGTATTAAAGATCGATAACAAAAAAGCTTTAGATTCATTGTATTTTTAA